TCCAAACAATTTAAAAAACCCTTGGTAAAAACCGCCGTATAATTGATTATAATATGTTATAGTTAAACCTGATTTTGAAACCATATTATAAATGGTGTCTTTTGTATTACCCGAAAATCTTTCGTTTGGTGGATTAGTATAACCTGTTATTTGAAATAATTTTGTTCTTCTGTCAAAGTGATATCTATCCCACTTACTTGACCCAGTGAATAACCCCATCGTATAATTAATTGTTTCACCAGTCATCTGAGGAACTAAACCGTTATCTATACCTGTTAATCCTATATCACATAATGTAGATGCGGTTAAACAATTTAAATCTTGATTAAGTGGATTGTAGTTATTTAACGAAACTAAAGTATTACCTGATAAAAAATCACCATAGTTAATCGTTAGTTTTTGTGATGATAAAGGATTATTTAAATCAAAATAAATCGGTAATCTATTACCATCATTATAACCAATAAGATTAGTTGAAAATACAACTTCTTCATTATAATCTTTTTCATCTGATGCTAAACAAATGTCAAAAATTTTTGGGACGGGTTTAACATACCACTTTTTAAAATTGAACTGATTTATATTCTGTTGAGCCATTCTATTGATAAATAGTTAAATCCAAGTATTTATATGTAAAATACCAAATGGAATTTAATAAAGAATATTTTTCGTCACCTTATTACTTCTATATCAAAGAGGGTAAAGATACTATTTCCGTTTATTTTAGTGTTAGCAATACTTTAACTGAAGCTAGAAAAAAAGATGAAATTGTAAAATTTGATAAAAAAAATAAAAAAGAGGTTGAAAAAACAATTTCAAAAATTCAAAAAGAAAAAAAATTAAAGAATAATTCTGATGTTAAAAAAACTTTAACAAAAAAGAAAGATGAACTTGGTGAATTGGTTGATTACGACGGTTCTTTTTTGAGTTCAAAAATTCCAATTCACAACCCTTACTTAGCACCAAAGAGTACAATGGACCAAGAGGTTGTTGCAACAAGACAAACAAACAATCCTATTACTCGTGGATATCGTGTTTATTGGGGTGAAGGTGAAGAAGAAACAGATGAGGTAATTAACGAAACTGACTTTTCCGATGCATTTGGTTATGAAGAAACAAAAGACAAAAATGGTCCTGAAACTTTTAAAACATTTGTTAAAGAATTAGGTTTAGATAAAGATGAGGCCGCTGAAAGAACAAGACAACAAGGTAAAGAACCTGACGCTGAAAAACATAGAAGAAAATTAAATGCAGTACCTAAAAAAATCAAAAAACAAAAAGGTTTTATTGATAGAATGACAATTTCAGAAAAATCGGAGCTCGAAAATATTAAAAAACAACAAGCAGTTGATATGGTTGAGGATATTGTTTTAGGTAAAAAAAGTTCGGACAAAGAGGTTGGTAAAAAGAAAAGTGGTGTTAGTAAATTATTAATGAAAAACTTAGAAAATATTAAAAAAATTGCTGAGAAAGAAGGTTTAGAATTAAATGATTTAATTAAAATATTAAAGAAATGAACAACGAATTATACGGAAAAAAATATGAGATTCCTGAAAATGTTTTAAATTCTTTAGAAAATCATAAAGATGAAACCACTATAAAAAATATTTTTACTAATGGGTATCTTACATACCAAAACATGAAAAAAATTCTTCACGATATTGATAACAATAAGTTTCAGGGTAGAGATTTAAATTCATTAAAATCATTTATTACCCAAAATTTAGGTTCTGATAGAGGAAGTATTAATAGACAAAAAAGAGATGCTAGTGATTCGGGTATGCAAAACCAATATTTATCGGCACACCAAAAAAATGACCCAAGAAATATAACAGATAAACCACATTCAAAATTATATGAAAATAATAAAGAAGTGGTTGAGAGTTTAAAAAGAATAAACGAAATAATGAGACAAATACTTTAAAATTATGGCAGCAGAAAAAGAACCAGTTGACACACAACAACCATCTAATAAGTTATCTGAAATTTCAGATAGAATTAGAAAAGATTTAATTACCAGAAATAACTATGGTGGTGATAAAAACATTTACGGAGCAACAAACAAAGATGCTATCGGTGATGGTGACCTACAAGGTAAGGGTACAGGTAGTTTCTTAGACATCTATAATGGTGGTAACATCACAGATAATGTTGAAAGAAAGAGTGAAATTAAAATAAACACATATCAACCAGGAAAAGAATACAATACTCCTCCTACGTCGTAATGAAACTTTACAATATTTTAAAAAAAGTTATTGTTGAAGCAAGTACTGATGATATTACCTCTTCTATCAAAAATAAAAATTTGGTAACAATTTATTATGATGGAGATGATGATGGGAATTATACAGGAAAAGGTTTAAGAGTTATTGAACCATTCTGTTACGGAACATCAAAAAAAGGTAATATGGTAATCAGAGCTTGGGACCGTGAAGGAGCTTCGTATACTGGTTCAAAAGGTGAACAACCTTTACCAGGATGGAGGTTATTTAGAGTTGATAGAATAGGAAATTATTCTGTTAATCCTTTAGAAAATTTCACAGAACCAAGACCACTCTACAATCCTGATGATAAAGGTATGGTAGGACTAAAAATATGTGCAAAATTTGAATTAGAAGACAATGGATAGTTTAATGGAAAAATTAATGGTGTCTAAACAAATCATGGATAGACATAACGATATGGACAGAGGTTCATTACCAAAATCAAATAGACCAAGTATGTCTGAGTCGTATTCTCGTGATGAATACGAAGAGAAACCAATACAATCAAGTTACAATATTCCTGAAGAATATTTATCTTCAGCACCCCCAACACCAAAATCACCACCTGTAGTAACTGAAGATAGAATTAAAAACTCTAAATTACCAGATGCTATTAAAAAATTAATGATTGAACATCCTATACAACAACCACAATCATACGCACCAACATTATCAAATGAGGTTATTGAAAAAGCTGCAAGATTAATGGGAAATAAACAACCTGTTTCTGAATCAACTCAACAACAACCAAGACAACAAAATACATCATTTAATTTATCCGCAGCTGATATAAAAAAAATTGTTAGAGAAACTATTGAAGAAGTATTAAGTGAAAATGGATTAATGGTTGAGTCGACTCAAAAATCTAATGAATTAATGACTATTAAAGTTGGTAAACATGTTTTTGAAGGTAAAATCTCTAAAATTAAGAAAGTTCAATAACCTTTAATTATTATAATTAAAATAAGTCTCCGTTAGGGGACTTTTTTGTTTGTAAAGGTTGAATTATCCTATTATTTTATCTATCTTTTTACTTATGAATGCAAAAATTAAAGTTTTAGTTATCCCTTCTGACACAACAGGTGTTGGTAGATTTAGGTCAATAACACCTCACACACATCTACAATCGTTATATAATGATGATTTTCATATTGATATTGAATTTAATCCTGATTTAAATAACTTAAATTATTTTAAAGATTATCAAATTATTCATTATCACCGTTCTCTTGGTCAAGATATGGATAGGTCGGTACAGGTTGTACCAATTCTTAATTCTTTAGGAATTATAACAATATGTGATTTAGACGATTATTGGTTACCAGGCAATGAACACCCACTTCACCAGTTAATTATCCAAGAAAAAATACACGAAAAAATTGTTGCAAATTTAAAAGTTGCAAAATATGTAACTACAACTACTGAGTTATTTGCGGATGAAATAAGAAAACATAATAAAAATGTTGTAATTTTCCCAAATGCAATTGACCATAAAGAAGCTCAATTTAATGAGCCCACTGAAGAATCTGACTTGGTGAGAGTTGGTTGGTTAGGTGGTTCATCACACTTACATGATTTGATGTTACTTGATGGCATGGTATCTAAACTTTCTGATATTCAGAAAAATTTACAATTTGTTGTTTGTGGTTTTGATACTCGTGGTATGATGACTGAAATTAACCAACAAACAGGGGAGAAAAAACAAAGACCAATTAAACCACACGAGACTGTATGGTACGATTACGAAAAAATATTTACAAACAATTATTCAATTGTTACTCCCGAATATAAAAAACATTTAGAATTATTTGTTCAAACACCTTATGAAAATGAACAAAACCAATCATATAGAAGAGTTTGGACAAAACCTGTCACATCTTACGCTCGTAATTATTCTAAATTTGACATATCTTTGGCACCGATTAAACAACACATGTTTAACAAAGTAAAATCACAACTTAAAGTTATTGAGGCAGGTTTTTATAAGAAAGCGTTAATTGCAACTAACTACGGACCGTATACAATTGATTTAAAACATTCATTAAAGAATGGTGAATTTACAGATGGAAACGCTCTTTTAGTCGATGACGTAAGAAATCATAGTGATTGGGCAAAATACATTAAAAAATTAGTCCAAAACCCAAACATGAGAATTGATATGGGAGAAAGACTATATGAACATGTTTCTAAACACTATAGTTTAGATGTAGTTACAAAAACAAGAGCAGAATTTTATAAATCAATCGTATGATAAAGCACCCATTACACAAAATCTTATTTATTGACATTGAAACTGTTGGGGTTTCAAGTAATTATGAAAATTTCAAAAAGGATTATCCTGAACTTCATTTCCAATTTATTAATTATTTGGATTGGTTTAAAAAAAGGTTTCCTGAAGATAGTGAATTAAGTTTGGACGAAATATTTGTTAACAGAGCCGCTCTTGTTCCCGAATTTTCAAAGATTGTTTGTGTTTCAGTAGGATTTGTTGACCCAAAGGGTGATATTAAAAAACAAAGTTTCTTTAACTCAGACGAAAAAGTATTACTTAAAGACGCTAACACATTATTAAATCGTGTAGACAAGTTAGGATTTATTCTTTGCGGACATAATCTTAAGAACTTTGATATTCCTGTATTAGCAAAAAGAATGTTAATAAATGGTATCTTACCATCATCAATACTTCCATCTTATGATACTAAACCGTGGGAAATTAAGGCAATAGATACAAAAGAAATTTGGCAGTACGGACAATTTGGTGCTATTAGTTCATTAGAATTAATGTGTGTATCACTTGGTATTGAAAGTCCTAAAAACATGGAAGTGACTGGTAATAAAGTTCATAACGCATTTTGGAATGAAAACAAATACCAAGAAATTCAAGACTATTGTGAAAAAGATGTTGAAGTATTAATAAAAGTTTTAATAAAGTTAACAAACTTATGAGTAAAGAATTAGATTTTAAAGAAGAATTAGAGACATTACAAAATTTTTTAAAACAAATGTCCAATCCTGACACAGATGAAAATGAATTATTAATTTCGGATGAAGAGTTATCAAATTTGAGTGAAGAAATGGAAAATATGATTTATAAAGTTGACCTTAACTACTCTTCAAAAGAAGGAAGAATATTAAGTTACAATTATGAATCCGATAGTGGGTTTGACTTATATTCTATTGAACAAATCACTATACCTGCCTTTGGTAGAGCTTTAGTTCCAACAGGTATTGTTTTAGATATCCCTGAAGGATTTGAGGTACAGATAAGGTCTAAAAGTGGTTTAGCTCTTAATCAGGGATTAATGGTGTTAAATAGTCCTGGAACAATTGACCAAGGGTACATTGGTGAAATTAAAGTAATAATCTTTAACACTAATAACCATTCAGTAATAATTGAACGAGGTATGAAAGTTGCTCAAGCTGTTTTAGCAAATGTCGTTAGTGGAAAATTTGTAACATTAAATAAAATTGAAAATGTGGACCAAAAAGAAAGAGGTTCTAATGGTTTTGGAAGTACAGGAATATGATAACAATAGGATATAGTACACGAAATTCTAACCCTGGATTTCAAGAATATTTAAAAAAATCTTCTGGACACCCCAAGGTTCAAATTATTGAAAAGGTAAACAATGGTGAAAAAAATCTTTCACAAGTTTATAACGAGATTATATCAGAATCTAATTTTGATATAATTGTATTATGTCATGACGATATCTATTTTGACACAAATAATTGGGCATCAAAATTAGTTAAACAATTTGATAAAAATCTTGATTATGGAATATTTGGTATGGCAGGTACAACAGAAATGCCTACAAGTGGAATGTGGTGGGAAGATAGGTCAAAGATGTATGGTATAGTAAATCATGAATCTGAAGGTAAAAAATGGGAATCAAAATATTCTGAGTCATTAGGAAATGATATTAAAGAAGTAGTTGTTGTTGATGGTGTGTTTATTGCAATTAACAAACAAAAGATTAATTCTAATTTTGACGAAACAGTTAGTGGATTTCACATGTACGATGTCAATTTTTGTTTTAAAAATTTTTTAGAAAATGTTAAAATTGGTGTTTTAACTAATATCAGATTAACACATAAATCTATTGGAATGACAAATGAAAAGTGGGAAGAAAATAAAAATTTATTTGCTAGGAAATATTCAGAATTTTTACCTAAAAAAGTAAAATTTACTGAACATAGTAAATTAAATGTATTAATATCATGTTTATTTTTTCAAAAATTTACAGGTTCTGAGATGTATGTTTTTGAACTTGCTAAAAATTTGGTAAAACAAAATTGTGATGTCACAATTGTTGCCTCTGAAACAAATGGTCCATTAGTGTTAATGGCAACTAAATTAGGGATTAAAGTTAAAAATATTAAAGAACCACCTGGATATAAATTAGGTGATGGACAATGGGTTGTAATGACACCTGAAGGTCCTAAACCATCAATCCCTAATAATTATTATAAAATTTCAGAAACCCATTTTGATATTATCCATTGTCAACATAAACCTATTGTTAATATGATGAATTTGTTATATCCAAATGTTGATAAAATATCAACAATTCATTCTGAAGTAATTGAATTAGAAAATCCTGTTATTCATCCGTCAATTAAAAAATATATTGCAATTAGACCTGAGATTAAAGAACATATTATTTCTAATTTTAACATATCTGAAAATATGGTTGACGTTATCTATAACCCAATAGATGAAACTAAATTTTTTAATAAAGATTTAAATTCTGAAAATTACGTTCTATTTGTCGGTTCAATTGATTACCTGAGAGAAAAAACTATACGTGATTTAATTGAGTACACTAAAGAAAATAATAAAGAATTATGGTTAGTCGGTGAAAACAAATCAAATTATCTTTCAGATATAACTAAAAATTCTCATGTTAAATTTCATGGACCAACATTAGACGTGGATAAATATATTCATAAATGTTCTGAAACCGCAGGAATACTTTTAGGTAGAACTACTATTGAAGGATGGATGTGTGGTAAAAAAGGATGGATATATGATGTGGATAATATGGGTAACGTAATTAATAAAGAATTATTTGATATTCCTGAGGACACTGATAAATTTAAATCTTTAAATGTTACTCAAAAAATTAAAAAAAGTTATTTAGATATATTAAATAAATGATAGTTGGTAATGGGTTAATTGCTTCAGTTTTTTTAAAAAATGAAGAAAATTATAAAGATTATATTATTTTTGCATCAGGTGTTTCCTCATCAAAAGAGACTAAATATGAGGAATTTGAAAGAGAAAAAACTTTATTAAAAAATGTATTAAAAAAAAATAATGATTTAAAATTAATATATTTCAGTACTATTCTTTCAGATAAAATTGATAATCCTTATTATCAACACAAATTAAATATTGAAAATTATATAAAAAAAAATTGTAACAATTATAAAATTTATAGAATACCACAAATTCTAGGTTATAGTGGAAATAATGATAATTTAGTTAATTATTTCGTAAATAAAATAAAAAAAAACGAGGAGATTAGTTTATATAAAAATGTTAAAAGGTCAATTTTAGACGTTGAGGATTTAAAAAACATTGTTGATGTAAACATAAAGAGTCCAAAAAATGAAATATTAAATATATCATCAATTGAAAAAATAAGTGTTGTTAATTTATGTAAAAAAATTGGGGATATCCTTAATATAAAACCAAAAATTAAAACTATTATTGTTGATACAAAATTAGATTGGGATACACGAAATAGTAGAAAAATTAATGAAATAATTAATAGTTTAGATTTAATTAAAAAAAATTATACTAATAACACATTAATAAAATATATTAAAAAATAATATGGTAATTTTAACAGGTTTTTATAACGCTGAAAAATATATTGAGCGTTCTTTATTATCAATAATGAGTCAAAGATTTAAAGATTTTACTTGTTATATCACACATGATATGTCCACAGACAATTCAGTTAATATCGTTAAAGAATTAATTAAAGATGACAATCGTTTCATACTTATTGACAATTATGAAAAAAAACTTTATCAAGCAGGAAATTTTGATAATGTAATTCGTTATAACAAAAATATTAGTGATAATGAGGTATTAGTTGAGGTTGATGGAGATGACTGGTTACCAGATTCGAATGTTTTAACAAGAATCAATGAAGTTTATTCTGACCCTAATGTTTGGATAGCAAATGGTAGCTTTAAATACTCAAACGGTACTACAGGATTTGCCAAACCCCAAACAAATTTTGAAAATTTAAGGTCACAAGTTTTTACAGCATCCCATATTCGTACTTGGAGAGCTTTTTTATGGAGAAAAATTAAAGAAGAAGATTTAAAAGATGAAAATGGTAATTATTGGCAATGGAGTGGTGATTTATGTTTTATGTATCCTATGTTAGAAATGTCAGGAGAAGAACATTATAAGTTTATGAATGAAATTAATTATGTATATAATGCTGAAAATCCGATAAATGAACATAAAGTCAATATGGGGATGGTTACTAACCATTCGTCAAAAATAAGAGAAAAAAAACCTTATAGTAAAATTTAAAATGAAAATGTCTAAAAACTTTAATCCAAAAATTTCAGTATGTATTCCCTCATACGAGGCAAATGGTAGAGGTGTCGAATTTATTGATAAAAACATCCAATCAATTCTTTCTCAAACCTATAAAAATATAGAAATTATTGTTTCTGACCATTCAAAAGATGACTCAATTGAAAATTACATTAAAGAGTTGAAGTTGGATAATATAATATATTTGAGAAATACTGAGTACATCGGGTGGCCGGCACATAACACTAACAACGCAATTAAAAACTCTACAGGAGATTATATCAAATTAATGAATTTAGACGACTTTATGGTTGGTAATGATTGCATTAAACTAATGGTTGATTTATTAGATGAAGGTAATCAATGGGTTGTCAGTGGATGCATTCACTATGATTATGGTAATGGAAATTGGATAAATCCAATAATTCCAAAAATTGATGGTGACGGTAAACATTTAATTAAAGGTATTAATTTTGTTGGGTGTCCAAGTGTAGGTTTAATTCCTCGTAATGAATATTTTGACACCGAAGTTTTATATATGATTGATTGCGAACTTTGGTATCGTATGTTTATAACATATGGTTACCCTGGAGTTTTAAAAGATTATAAGATTGCCGTTGGAGTTGGTGACCACACGTTAACAAGTCAATGGGAGTCAAAATATAATGAGTTACTTTATAAAGATATTGAGTATTGTAATAAAAAATTTTTAATATGAAAAATATACAATTGTTTGTTCCAAAATTTAGGAACGAAGAAATTTTTGAACACATGTCAACTTGTTTAGATAAAGGTTGGACAGGATTAGGGTTTAAAACTGTTGAGATTGAAAATGAATGGAAAAATTATACTGGTTTACCTCACGCTCATTTTATAAACTCAAACACGTCAGGTCTTCATTTAGCGGTAAAAATATTGAAGGATACAAATAAATGGTCAGATGATGATGAAATCATCACAAGTCCATTAACATTTGTATCATCAAATCATGCAATAATGTATGAAAATTTAAAACCTATATTTGCAGATATTGATGAGTATTTGTGTTTAGACCCTGTATCAGTTGAATCAAAAATAACTAAAAAAACAAAAGCGATTTTATTTATTGGTATTGGTGGTAACACTGGTGAACTTTATAAAATTATTGATTTATGTAAAAAACATAAATTAAAATTAATTTTAGACGCCGCTCACATGTCGGGTACATTTGCAAAAAATCCATCTACAGGTGAAATTGAGCATGTTGGTCATGGGGCAGATGTAACTGTATTTAGTTTTCAAGCAGTTAAAAATTTACCAACTGCTGATTCAGGTATGGTTTGTTTTGCAAATGAAGACTACGATACTTTAGTTAGAAAACTATCATGGTTAGGTATTGATAAAGACACATACCAAAGAACTAATGATAAAGGCAATTACAAATGGGAATATGATTTAGTTGATGTCGGTTACAAATACCATGGAAACTCAATGATGGCTTCAATGGCATTAGTTGGTTTAAAATACCTCGACAAAGACAATAATAGAAGACGAGAAATCTGTGAAAAATACGAAAAAGAGTTAACTAAACACGGGATTCAAACAATAAAGACTCAAAAAGATTGTGTTTTATCGTCAAGACATTTATTTCAAATTGTAGTTAATCAAAGAAATAAATTTATGGAATTATTAAATTCAAGTGGGATTTATCCGGGGGTTCATTACAGAGATAACACACATTATAAAATGTATAAATACGGACTAGGAACTTGCCCAAACTCTTTAACTATTTCTGAAAAATTAATAACATTACCTTTACACATGAATTTAACTGAAAATGATATAGAATATATTATAGAAAAGGTTATTGAAATAAATAAAAATTTAAATTGATATGTTAATTATTCGTGATTTTAAAAGAGATGACTCAACGTGTGAACTATTAGAAGTACTTAAAGAAGTTTGGTCAGTAGATGAAATAAGTGAATTAACATTAGACAATTGGTTTAAAAATGATAATTACATGGTAATTGCTGAATTTGACGGTAAAATTATTGGTTCAGCAACTTTACATTTACAACAAAAAATTATTCGTAACGGAGGTATTGCTGGTTGTATTGAGGATGTTGTGGTTAAACAATCTTATAGAGGAAATAATATTGGCACCCAATTAATACAAGAATTAATTAAAAAAGCCGAAAATCTTGGGTGTTATAAAGTAATACTGTCTTGTTTTCCTGATAGAATAAATTTTTATAAAAAAAATGGTTTTTTTGTGGAATCAACCACCATGAGATATAATTTTAAAAAATGAAATTTGCAATTATTATAAGTACGTACAAAAGGGATGATGGTAATACACCTTTTTTACTTAAAAGATGTTTAAATTCCATATCAAATCAATTACATGATGATTATAAAATTTTTTTAATAGGAGACCGTTATGAAAATAACGAAGAATTTATAGAAATTTGTAATACTTTTGAAAACAAAGATAAAATATATTTTGAAAATTTAAATATTGCGTCAGAAAGAGACGTTTTTAATAATAAACTTAACATTTGGAAATTTGGGGGAGTAAACGCTGTAAATCACGCCATAGATATTTCTAAAAATGAAGGATTTAATTATATTGTTAGGATTGACCATGATGATTTTTGGGAAAATAATCATTTAAAATCAATTAATGATTGTATTGAACTAACTAATTCAGCGTTTGTTTGTACAAAAAGTAAATATTATGGTGAAGTTTTACCAAGTACCCCAAGCCATGAAAAATATATAGAATTTAAACCGTCTCCAGGAAATTTAGTTCACTCATCGATATGTTTTGATTTAAATCAACTACCATTAAAATATAGAACTTTAGGAGATATAAAATGTGGTGTATACGCCGCAGATGGATGTTTATATTTAGAAATTGCAGAATTAGTTGAAAAAAATAATTTAAAGTCTATATTGATAAATGAAATTACTTGTAATGTAGAAAGTGATTCATTTTTTATAAGAAATGGTCGTAATTAATATTAATTAAAAAAATGTATACTGTAGAAAAAATATCAAATTGGGATATTAGAGTTGATATCCAAACAAATAAACCGTGTCAGCTATACGTAGACACGTTTCCGTCATCACCTAAACAATGTTTAAGAGTTCTTTGGTCTGTTGAACCAAATGAAATTGCAGGATTAAGAGATATTGTAATTAATAGACATAAAGAGTTTGATTTAATATTAACTTGGCACAAAGAAGTATTGGATAATTGTTCAAACGCCAGATTATTCCCACACGGGATGTCTTGGATTTTAGATTTTGATTTAACAAAAGAAAAAGAATATTGTGTAACCTCTATTGTTGGTGGTAAAAAGTTAACCCTAAATCATATTGTTAGACAAGAATTACCAACAGTAATAAACCAAGTTACTTCAGTACCATTACATTTATTTAATAGTAAAAATAATCCATATAACGGAAAACCTACAATTGATAGATTTATACAAAATAGTGATATAAAAAATGAATTATTTTATTCTCAATATCATATATCTATTGAAAACGTATGTCAACCAAATTATTTCAGTGAAAAACTTATTGATTGTTTTCAAACCAATACTATCCCAATTTATTTAGGATGTCCAAACATTGAAAATTTCTTTGATGTTAGAGGTATGTTTATAGTTAAAACTTTGGATGACATTGTTAATGTTTGTAATTTAATTACACCTGAAACATACAATGAAATGTTACCTTACGTTAAAGAAAATTACAAAAGAAGTATCAAATACGCTAAGTTCAGAGAAACATTAAGAGATGAAATAATTGAATTTGTTAAAAATTATTAATTTATTATGAATTTCGTTTCGACAAAATTAATGGGTGGTTTGGGAAACTATCTATTCCAAATAGCGACAGCGTATTGTCTATGTTTAAGGGACAATAAAGAATTATTATGTGATGTGTCAGATTCTATAGTACCACATAAACCATATGTATATTATTTATCAAATATTTTCAGAAAAATTAATTTTATTAATGGTTTTAGTAATTTTACACCATTAGGGGAAAATGGGTTTTCATACAGTCAATTACCTAAAATTGATGGGAATGTAAAATTGTACGGTTATTTTCAAAGTGAAAAATATTTTATGGATTATAGAAATGAAATATTAGAACTTTTTAAAATAGATGATGAAACAAACCAAAAAATAACTGATAAGTATAATGAATTATTAACACTTAATACTTGTTCTATTCATGTTAGACGTGGTGATTATTTGGGTTTACAAAATTATCATCCAATACAGACTATCGAGTATTATCAAAATGCAATTAAAATTATTGGAGAAGAAAACCATTTTGTAATATTTTCTGATGATATAAAATGGTGTGAAGAAAACTTTAATTTCCTAAAAAACAAAACATTTATATCAGGTAATACGGATTATGAAGACCTATATTTAATGTCAATGTGTAAACATAACATAATAGCCAATTCAACATTTAGTTGGTGGGGTGGATGGTTAAATTGTAATATTGATAAAAAAGTAATAATACCATCTAAATGGTTTGGGATTTCCAATTCACATTTAAATACTAATGATTTATATTGTAATAAATGGATTAAATTATGAAAGTATTAGTTACAGGTTCAAATGGATTATTAGGACGAGCATTAAAAAAAGTTTTAGGAGATGGTCACGTCTACCATACACGAGAAGATGTTGATTTAACAAATTACGAAGAAACATTCAAGTTCTTTCAAGATAAAGTTTTAAATGAAGGTGTTGATACTATTATCCATACCGCAGCAAGAGTTGGCGGGGTTAACGCAAACATGAATAATAATCAATTATTTTTTGATGATAATTACATTATTAATAGTAATGTAATTAAAGTATGTTCACTTTTAAAAGTTGATAATTTTGTTAATATATTATCTACTTGTATTTTTCCTCATGAAAATATTGTTTACCCATTAACTTCAGAACAAATTGATAACGGGCCTCCCCACCCGTCAAATTACGGGTATTCATATGCGAAAAGATTATCAGGTTATGAAACACAAATTTTTAGAAATGTTTTAAATAAAAATTGGTATTCAGTTGTTCCTACAAATTTATATGGTCCTTATGATAATTTTAATTTAGAGGATAGTCATTTAATACCTGGTATGATTCATAGAGCGTATTTGGCTAAACAAAATAATGAAAAATTTGTGATTTGGGGAGATGGTTCACCATTGAGACAATTTGTATATTCTGAGGATATGGCAAAATTAATTGTTTGGTCTTTAACTAATTGGGTGTCGGAAAAACATTGTATGATGATTGACGAAACCGAAATTTCAGTTATGGAAGTTGCAAACATTATTAGTAAAAAATTTGGGTTTAATGATGACGATTTAATTTTTGACGAAACAAAACCTAAAGGTCAATTTAAAAAACCTGCATCATCAGACATTAAAAATTTTAATTTTAAATCAATTGAAGACGGTATTAATGAAACTATTGATTGGTTTATACAAAATTACAAAACTGCCAGAAAATGAAAAAAATAGATTTAATTCAAGATACAATTGATAACCAAGATATTGATAATCTTATTCAATGGTTAAAAGAATACCCAAGATTAACAAAAGGACCTAAAACGATTGAGTTTGAAAATAAATGGTGTGAATGGTTAGGGTCAAAATATTCTGTATTTGTTAATTCAGGGTCATCCGCAAATTTACTTATGTTATATGCTCTTAAAGCTCTTAACATGTTAAAAAATAATAAAATTTGTGTACCATCATTATGTTGGGCAACAGATTTATCACCTGTACTTCAGTTTGATATGCACCCATTATTAATTGATTGTAATTTAGATAACTTGTCAGTTGATTTAAAACATTTGGAAGAAGTGTTCAAACATGAACAACCATCAGTATTAATCTTAGTTTCTGTACTTGGATTATCTCCTGACATGGATTCGATTGTTAAGTTATGTAAAAAATATGATGTTATTTTACTTGAAGATAATTGCGAATCTCAAGGAACTAAATTTAAAGGAACTAAACTTGGTAACTTTGGTTTGATGTCGTCATTTTCAACGTATTTTGGGCATACTATGTCAACAATTGAGGGTGGTGTTATTACAACAAATAGTGAGGAAATTTATCAGATATTATTACAACTTAGAAGTCATGGGTGGGATAGGGATTTACCTGAATCAAAACAAAAAGAATTGAGAAACAAGTGGGAAGTTTCTGATTTTTCATCCCTTTATACGTTTTATGTTCCAGGGTTTAATTTAAGGAGTACTGATTTACAAGCTCAACTTGGGATTCAACAATTATTAAAAGTTGATAAAATGATTGATAATAGATATAAAAACTTTTTATATTACAAATCTAAGTTAGAAGGTAAAACATGGTTTCCAGTAACTTTTGATGACAGTTATACGTCAAATTTTGCAATACCTTTTATCACTAAAACTATTGAAGATAAAAAAAGTTTAATTAAAGAGTTAGAAGAAAATAATATTGCTTGTCGTCCATTAATTTCGGGTTCAATGGGAACACAACCATTTTATAAAAAAATATATGGTGAAAATAAACTACCTAATTGTTCAATTATTGATGATAGAGGAGTTTACGTACCAAATCATGATAAAATGACAGTTGAGGATATTAATAGAATTTGTGACATCTTATTAAAATATTAATAATTAATGTAAAAATGTTAAAATTTTTTAAACCAATAAGAGGTCATAGAGGTTATTTTTCATATATGACTGAATCAGTTGTTAACATGCTTAATGTATTGTTAATCTATCCAAATGAAGAATTTAAAGTATATCATGATTTATCAAATATTGATGGGTATGGTAGTCATAATATTTATGATGTCTGTTTTATACAAGATAAAAATGATTATTTTTTAAATAAAAATGAGTATTCTAATATTGAGTTAGTAAATAATATAGCACAATTAAATCCTTATGACAAGGATACATTTACTAAAGAAAAATTAAAAATGTGTGAATCAATAATAAAAGATAATTTTGTATTAAATGATGAAATGAAACAATTGTTTTCATCAAGACACCCTCAAATTGATTTTACAAAAACTATAGGTTTTCATAGAAGGGCAACTGATATGTCAATAATACATGGTTTACCAACAATAGATTTATCCATAATATTTGAAACATTAGAAAAAGAAGAATTTGAAAATATATTTTTAATGTGTGATAATCTTAATGATTTAATTAAATTTAAACAAAGATATGGAAATAAATTAATAACTTTTGACGAGTTAACAGCTTCAACAATTGAAAATAAACCATTTTTTAATTTAAAAAATGATGAAGAATTAATTAAAAAACATATACAAGAAATTGTTTTTGGAGTATACACTTTAGGTATGACAAAAAAATTAATATGCACTATGTCTAACTTATCAACATTTTCTATTTTTTCAAACTCAAATTTAGATTATATAAAATTAAATTAAAAAATATGATTATACAAAATAAATTACCAAAACATTATTGTGAACTTAGTTATATACAACTAATTGAAGAACAATTAGTTAAAGAATTTAACAACGACTATAGCCTGTACATTATTCATTCTGATTTAGATGTGATTGAGGGATTAGATTTTGGAGAAAAAATTAAAAATGATACAAATTATAAAATAGCCATTCATGTTGGTAACGAGGTATCATATAACCCAAAATATTACGAATTTTTTGATATTATATTTAGATTTTATTTACAAGAAAAATGTGATTATAATAAAATATTCCCAATTAATATTGGATTTAATTCTAGTGGTGAATATAACATTTTTCCTAATAAGGGTGAAACATTATCTGAAAGAACTAATGATGTATTTTTTATGGGTAATAAATCAGTTAGATACGGATTTTATAATTCTATAAATAATTTATCTAAAAAATATGATATAAATTTTACAGATGGTTTTAGAAGTGGTTTAGTAATCGAAGATTATTACAATAAATTATCAAACTCTAAAATATGTTTAGTTCCTAATGGAATGAGCCCCGAAACTTTTCGTTATAGTGAATCTTTAGGGTCAGGATGTATTGTCATAACAAAGGATAAAATTAATTCTTGGTTTTACGAAAATAGCACAGCAATTTTTGTTAATGATTGGTCTGAAGTTACAGAAGAATTTATTAAAAATATATTATCATCTAATATTGATTTAAAATATGAAGAAAATCTGAATTATTATGAAAGATGTTTAAGTCCTGATGCTAATGCCAAATATATTATTAAAACAATAAAAGAAAAAAAAATAAATTAAAATGTCTAATAAAATCGCACTAATAACAGGAATAAATGGTCAAGATGGTTCGTATTTATCTGAATTTTTGATTAAAAAGGGATATGAAGTTCATGGTACATTAAAACGAAATTCCGTTGCCGAAAACCAAACTTCAAGATTAGATAATATATTTAACCAAATTAAATTACATTATGCCGATTTGACAGATTTATCGTCATTAATTTCTGTTATCCAAAAAACAAATCCTGATGAAATTTATAATTTGGCGGCTCAGTCTCACGTTAGAATTTCATTTGACCAACCAATTTATACCGCAAATGTAACAGGGTTAGGTACTTTAAATTTGTTAGAGGCTGTTAAATTAATAAAACCTAATACTAAAATTTACCAAGCGTCGTCATCTGAAATGTTTGGTAATTCAATTGATTCTGACGGATACCAAAGAGAAACAACACCTCTTAATCCTGTTTCTCCATACGGATGTGCTAAAGTATTTAGTTATAACATTTGTCGTAACTACAGAAACTCATACGGTATGTTTATTTCCAACGGTATTTTATTTAACCACGAATCACCAAGAAGAGGAACTAACTTTGTGACCAATAAAGTATGTAAAGAAGCGGTTAAAATTAAATTAGGACTATCTAATGAATTAAAATTGGGTAATCTTGATGCAACACGAGACTGGGGACATGCGAAAGATTACGTTAGAGCAATGTGGGAAATTTTACAATTAGAAAATCCTGATGATTTTGTTTGTTCGACAGGTATATCTCATTCAGTTGGTGAACTTTGTGATTATGTATTTTCATCGTTAGGATTGGACTACAAACAATATGTTACTCAAGATGAAAAGTTCCTAAGACCTGAAGAATTACACGATTTAAAAGGTGATTCATCTAAATTAGTTAATACTACAGGGTGGTCACACGATTACACATTTGAAACGATGTTAGACGAAATGATTGACTACTGGATGGATTATTATACAATTAAATAATGACAAGAAAAAAAACAATTAGCAAAGACGGTCAGTATATTCCTACTGATGCTAAACCAAAAATGTCTAAGAAAGACCAAATTAGTGGTATGATTAAAAAGAGTAAGGATAAATTCTTAACTCAAAGTCAACGAGAGTATTACGATAAATTAGTTAGAAATCAAATTACAATTTGTTCAGGTCCTGCAGGTGTTGGTAAAAGTTTTATAGCGATGAAAGCTGCGGTTGACTTAATTGCTGACCACACATCTCCTTACGAAAAAATTATCATTGTTAGACCGGCAGTTGAAGCTGAGGAAAAACTTGGTTCCTTACCTGGTAATGTTGAAGAGAAATTAGACCCCTATATTTTTCCATCGTATTATCTATTAAATAAGATTATAGGTAAAGAGGCAAGAGAAAAATTAAAACAAATGGAGGTTATTGAAGTTTTTGCTTTGGCATATATGAGAGGAATGAACATTGATAATTCTATTCTAATATTTGAGGAAGCTCAAAATGCTACACCAAAACAAATGAAATTATTATTAACTCGTATTGGTACTGATAGTAAATTTTTTATATCAGGTGACTTGGAGCAAACTGACAGATATAAAGATAAAAAACATTCAGGTTTATGGGACGCTATTGAGAAATTTAAAAATATCTCTGAAATTGGTGTTCATGAATTTGGAGATGATGATGTTGTTAGAAACCCATTGATTACTGAAATCTTAAAAAGATATGAAGATAGGAATTGAGGTTAATGGTGTATTAAGAGATACCATAGGTAAGTTTAAAACAACTTACGAAAAATTTTTAATAGATAATAATTTAGAGAATTCTGAGTCTGAAACACCATTTGAATACAAAATTAATGAACCTATAGATACGTTAGATTTAATCAATCATTTTTCATTTCAATCTAAGGAAGAATTTTTTAGTTTTTTGTATGAGGAGTTCCCTATGGAAATTTTTGGTCATTCACCTTCAACTGAATTATCGTCATTTAATGATTTAAATGATTTATATATTAATTTAAGAGATAAAGTTGAATTTATTATAATTTCTGATGAGATGTCAAAATCAAAACCAGCAACTTTATTTTTCTTATCAAAATTTGGTTGTCTAATAGAAAAAATATTTTTTTATAATGAGGTGACAAAAAATAAACTATTAGATGAATTAGATTTAATAGTTACTTCTAACCCTGATATTATTATTAATTACAAAGATAAAGTTGTTAAATATGATACAACTTATAATGATAAACTTAGTTCTGAAGTTTCAATAACAAAACTAAAAGAATTAGAACCAATAATTGCTGAAAAACTATAATGTTACCAATTTTAAACGAAAATTATTATATTGATTTAGAGGAGATTAATTCTTTAATCAATATTGAACCAACTGAACCAATATCAGGAGAAACCGGACAACATATTAGTGTTGTTCAGTATGAACTTATTAAAATAATGATAGAAGTCATTATGAGTGAACAAGAAGAAGTTGATGAAAAATTGGGTAATAAATCTCAATTATCAATCCCATTTAAATTAGCATTTAATACACTATTAAATAATAAAACTATAAAAAAATACTAAAATATGGAAGATAGAATTTTAAAAATTAAAGAATCAATCTTAAATTTAAAAGACAAAAAAAATAAAATATATTTTTTTGTACAAGACACTAAAGGTAATGCTAAAGCATCTATAAGATACATTTATCAAATAGCAAATACGTTACTTAAAGAAGGATATAACCCAATAATTTTACATGAAAAACCTGATTATTTTGGTGTTTCAAGTTGGCTCGGTGAACAATACTCTAAAATCCCACATCAATCAGTGGAAGGTCAAAATTTACAAATAGCACCTGAAGATTTTATTATTGTACCTGAAATTTTTGGTTATGTTATGGCTCAATTGACTAACATTAAATGTACTAAAATTGTGTTGTCTCAATCATATGACCAAATTTTTGAAACTTTACAACCAGGACAAATATGGTCTCAATTTGGTTTCACAAAATGTATTACAACTTCAGAAATACAAAAAAAATATATCTCTCAATTTATGAGAAATGTCCCAACTGATATTATTGAACCTGTAATATCTGACGTTTTTGAAAAATCAAAATACCCGGCAAAACCAATTATTGCAATCTCTTCAAGAGAACAAAGAGATTCAATTAATTTAATTAAATCATTTTATCAAAAATATCCTCAATTTAGATGGATAACTTTTAGAGATATGAGAGGTATTTCTGAAGAAGAATTTGCAAATACATTAAAAGAGTGTATGTTATCAGTATGGGACGATAGAACAAGTGCGTTTGGTACATTCCCATTAGAGTCAATGAAATGTGGTGTCCCTGTAATTGGTGTAGTTCCTAAAATGGTACCTGAATGGATGAATGAAGATAACGGAATTTGGATTCAAGACGAATTAAATTTAGCCAATTTTATTGGTGAATATATCCAAAATTGGTTAGAAGATAACATTTCGGAAGACATCTATAATGGAATGGAAAAATCTTCATTACAATACAGTGATATAAATGACTTTGAGAATAAAATTATATCGTTATTTAACGAATATACTAAATCAAAACTAAATGTTTTTGAGACAGAATATAATAAATTACAACCTATAGAACAATAAAATTATGGAAAATATTTTAGACTTAAGTATCATCTTACCAATTAAGACAAATTTAGTTAAGGACTTTGTGGAACTTTTTACTAAATCAATTGAATCAATCCAATTACAATCAATTAAACCTAAAGAACTGATAATTGTTCATTCAAGTGAAGAAAAATTAATTGAGTTTTTAGAATCTTTTGATTTTGGGGATTTAAATGTTAAAAAAATTAAATTTGAAAGTGAACCTAACTTTTCATCTCAGGTTAATTTAGGTATTGAAAGTTCATCATCTAAATGGGTAAGTATTTTAGAATTTGATGATGAATATGCTAAAATTTGGTTTAAAAACGTTAAAAAATATATTGAAGTTTATCCTGAAATAGATGCGTTTTTACCAATTGTTGTTGATGTTGATAATAAAACAGTATTTGCAGGATTTACTAATGAAGCAACATTCGCCGCAAATTTCAGTCAAGAAATGGGTTATTTAACTAACGAAACGTTATTAAATTATCAAAATTTTCAAACATCGGGTATGGTATTTAAAAAATCAATTATTGAGGATTTTGGTGGTTTTAAGGCTAGTTTTAAATTAACATTCCCATATGAATTTTTATTAAGAATGACTTATAATTCTGTAAAAATTATGACTATACCAAAAATTGGTTACAAACATATGAACCTTAGAGAAGGGTCAATATTTTGGGAATATAAAAATGGTGAAAATAAAGTGAGTGACAGTGAAGTTCAGTTTTGGGTATCTTCTGCAAAAAAAGAATATTTCTTTAATACCGATAGAAACATAAAATATACTCAAGAAAATGCTTGATGACTATAAGTTCAAGCACAATACAGATTGAGGTTACTAAAAAAAAGAAACCAAGTTCTGAAAATTATTTTGACATAAGAGAAGAAAATGCGGTTAGAATGTTTTTAACCGCATCTACTTTTGATGAAAAAAACAAAATATATAACGATTATTTGAGACATCCTTTAGATAAAATGATATCCTCAATTATTCGAAGATATAAATTGTATAGAAAAGATATGGATTTTATTGAAATTCATACTGATACACATTCTTTTTTGATGACAAAAATTGATAAGTTTAGTCCGTCAAAAGAAAAGAAAGCGTATTCTTATTTTGGTACCATTTGTAAAAATTATCTGATGGGACAAATTCTGAAAGACCAAAAAGAAATGAATCGAAAAGTGTCTTATGAAGATATATCTAGTGATTTAGAAAATAGGTCAGAAATGGTTTATTACTTAGATATTGAACCAGAGGTTGAGGTAAATATTATACCAATTTTAAAATCATATATTAAAGACGTTTTAGAAGAAAATGATTTAAATGATAATGAAATAAAATTGGGTATTGCTTTAATTGAGGTACTTGACAATTATGAAACAATATTTCCAGCAACTGATAACAATAAGTTCAATAAAAATGTAATTCTTTTATCTTTAAGAGAAATGACTAATCTTTCAACTAAAGAAATAAGAGCTTCCATGAAAAAATATAAAAAAATATATTTAGGTCTTATAGAAATCAAACCAGATTAAATTTTTTTTTAAAAACTATTTATTGGTATGACAAAACCCAAAAAAAAACAAATTAATTTTACTAAAGACTCAATTCTTGTTTTAATGCAAGAAATTTACAATGAGTTAGTAGAACAACGCTCAACGGCTATTAGAATTCAAAATAAAATGGTTGCCATGATGAAAGAACCTGAAGACATGACTCTAATTGGACCTGTTATTGAAAAACAACAAAAAATAATAAATGATTGTGTTGAGAAAAAATTACAACTTTCAAAGTTACAATCAGGTATTTGGGAAAAACAAAGTTCAAAAGAAGAATCATTTGATATTTCAAATATGGATGATGATGTTTTGCAAGGTTTATTAGATAAAGACATAAATTCTGATAATCAAAAATTTAGTTTATAATGGCAATTAGTATTGACGAAGGGTTTGAACAAAGTAAGAATAAACTTAAAGTTTATAAGACTTTTCTGCAATCAAAATCGGAAATTAAAAAACAAAAACTAAAAAACAAACTTGACGAAAAAAAACTTTCAAGACAACAAAAATCTTTAGAAAGGGCTAAAAAAAATCAAGAACGAAAAGAAAGAGCTCAATCAAGTTATGAACAACTTATTGATATTTTACAAATGGCCAAAGGTGCCGCAAAACCTAAAGATAATTACATTACAAATCTTTTAGTCAAAGTTACTAAACAAATTAAACCAAAAATTTCTGAAATAATTTCAGAAGAAATGTTAAAATCTTTAAATTGTTCCGAAGAAAGTACGTTTAACAACCTTGCAATTTATATTAAAGTAAGTAGTTTAGATTTAGGTAAAATTTTACTTATAAGTCCTACGGATACATGGGGAAAATGTATTTACGAACAAAATCCTTACGACTATTCTTCACCAAAAAAATCAACTAACCAACTTTTATATTACCTAATACAAACTCCAACGGCTCTGTCTCAAGGTGGTATTAATGGTATTACTAACCCTGTTAATACTAAGTATAAAGGACAAAGTGGACAGGACCTTTTTGACATACAATTTGTTACCGTAGATAATACCGGTACACCAGGTCAATATTATAAAATTACCTTATCAAATAGGGTTTTAGGTTTAAATAGAGTTTCCGATTTTATTAATGATTATTTTAAAACTAATTCATTATTAGATTTACGATATCTACTAACAACTTTAACTGACATTATTTTAGGTTGTGTTTCCGCAGATTTAAAACTTGGGGATAATCAATTAGATGACTCAACAAGATTTGGTTTAATCATACAACGAATATTAGGTCAATGTCAGGATTACAACGTTGAAATTGATGTCGGGGGACAAGCAAAATATCCCGAAGTAGATAATTCAACAGACACTATTTTTGAAATGGAATCTAATGATTTAGAGTTTATTAACGAAAGGGTTCAATCAATTAAAGTAGGGATTAGAGAATTTGTTGATTGTAATAATATTGCGTTACCAATATCGGACACAAATTATTTATCTAACAATATATCTAACGTTGGTGACGATGGTGAAAATTTAGATAATGAAATAAATAATATTATAACTAATTTAGTTAATGACCCAAGATGGGTTGCCAATTTTCCATTTCCTGACGCAATATCTTTAAGTTTAAATAAAGATTTTATAAGTCAATTACCTATGGCGATTATAAAATCAATTTTTTCTCCAAAAGTTTTATTACCATATATTATTATGGCAAAGGCTATTGGTAACATGTACGATGAAGGAATTGAGGGATATAATAATTTTTTAAGAAACAACAGGGCGTTAGTTCAGGCCATCGGTAGTCGAATAATGGCTTTGTTTTTAGAAGCTCTACTGATTGAGATTAAAAAAATTGTTATAGCATTGGCCAAAGCAATAATACAAGACATGACTGCGGAAAAAAAGGCAACAATTGCTACAGTAATAAATAAGATTGTTTCACTTTCAGTTTTAATTGCTCAAACAATCAATGATTTTCGAGAGTGTAGGAGTTTAGTTGATTATTTGTTGAAATTATTTCAATTAAGAATTCCTTTACCAAAACAAATTACACCAACACCAATTTTAGCATTATCTGACATATTAGATGGTGCGTCGACAAATAGGGCATATATGAATCATTTAGAGTTTTTACAAAGCCTTGGGTTACCAACAGGACCAAATCCTAATGGAACACCAATGTATTCAAACATGGAAGGATTTTCAATAATGCAAGGTTTAAATAAAGAAAAGGAAGAAAATGGTAAAACAGAAATGTTTATTAAACCAATACCTATAGCGGGATATGCAACCAGCCCAATTAGAGTTACAGGAAAATACTTTTAATATGGACCCAAAAATATTTAATATAATAAAAGAAAATAAAGATAGACCAAACAGAGATTTGGAGACCGCAATGAACTATCTAAATGAAGAATTTGAAAAAACTAAAGATTTAATAGTTAAATTATCTAAACATTTAGATAATGTTGAATTTAACTATAATAAGGTTTTAAAAGAATACGAATCTCGTAAAAAATCATGATGAAAAAAATAATATATGGTGGTAGAGTAATTGCCAATAATGACCCATGGATGATTGGTCGTGTTAGAATTTTTCCTGATGATGAAGCGATTCAACAGATATTAATTTCTAAAAAAGATGAATATGATTCTCAAGGTGTATCAATATTAAATGATAATCAAAGTGATGTTAGGGATGTTTATCAATTCACGTCTAAAGACCCATTTGTTTATCTACCTCTATTACCAATAAATCTTTCAATTTTACCTGAAATAAATGAGTATGTTAATATAATTTACTCTAACAAAGAAGAAAATACAGGTAGAAAAAATCAATATTATGTTGCAAGTACTAAAAGTACTGTAATGAATATTGCATATGAACAAAATTCTGCAACAAAGTCAATTTTAGCTGAAGGAGCTAACATTGCTCAAAATTTACCAATTAAAAACTATGATGGAACATATCCAAATAGTAAATCTAAAGGTGTTTTTGCTGAACCTCAAGATATTGGAATTTATTCGAAAGGAAGGTCTGATATTATTTTAAAAGATGGTGAAGTTTTAATTAGAGCGGTAAAAACACTATCCCTTGAGCAAACACAAAGACCTCAGGTTAATCAAAAAAGGACTTTTTTACAACTATCATATTTTGATAAAAAATTAACTTATTTACCTGAAAAAACTGTTCAAGTACCATTTTTGGTCGATAATAATGTAAAAAAATTGTTAGAGTATGATGTTATTAATATTAATAACTCATCACAAGGAAATTATACTGGTAGTATTAAAATTTACAATTTACCACCTATAGATTTAACAAAAGTTTCTGTATTTAATCAAGATACTTCATTGCCGGCAACAGTTACTACACCGGCTTATATTGACGAATTTATTAATGTATCTGAAGAAGAATTAGTGTTAAGAATAAATAACGCAATAGGAGGTTTAAATAAAGGTAAAGTTGATGGGTATAATAAACCTGATTATTTTGCATCTGATGGTGAAAGATTTCCATTTTATTACAGACCTGGTGTTAATTTAAAAATGGCATTACAAAACCCAATAGTATCAAATAGTTACATAAACGCTGCTTCAATAACTAATAAAATTAAATTTATTGGTTCAACACTAAATAAAGGTTATGATTTAGTTTCCGCTGAAAATCGAACTGGAAGAATTACAGATTATAATAGAATTAAAACACAAGCCGTTCAAGTTTCACCAATCCAAGAAGGTTATGCTGTTTTAGGTGGCGATAATGTTTATTTATTATCACATAATTCTTCAATACCAGGAAAGAAAAAATTAAATCTTGGTGATGACACAGTTTATGGAATTCCTGTTGATGAATTATCGTTAAATTATATTAGTAACACTTCTGGGATTGTTAGAGGAGACCAATTAAAAGAACTTTTAAATTTAATTATAACATTTTTAACAAATCATACCCACCCTTGGCATAACTTATCCCCCGATGAAAAACCTTTTAGTGGGGACGGTCCTTCTAAGTCATCAATAACAAGTGAACTTGCTTTATTTGATTCTAAAGTAATTAATCAAAATATTAGAACGAATTGATATTTATTGAAAAAAGATAATGTCAATTCATCGCTCATATTTTAATAGAAACAATACAATTCAATATAACAGTTTCACAAACACTGGTAAATCACCGTGGACTGAACTGTATTTTGGGTCGGCAAACGATTCTATAAGTCCGTCAGGATTTAGTCGTTTTATATTTGATTTAAATTTATCAGGTCTTACCCAAAAAATTCAAGACGGAATCATATCTACAGGATGTACAGGATTTTCGGGTATAACTCATACTTTAAGAATGACAAATACTTCGTCATTTGATAACGAGTTATTAAATGATACAACCTCAACAGGTAGAAGAAGAGCAACTTCTTTTGATTTAATATTATTTAGAATACCTTTAACTTCAGGTTCAACAGGTAATGCTCAATCTTGGGATGAGGGTGTTGGATACGATTACTATAATATAACAAAGACCTTAAATACTTCTAACGGATTATTAACACCAATAGCTCTACCTCAAGATAAATCATCGTCACAAAGACCTTCCAATTGGTTTCAAACTACAACATTAAGTGGATGGAGTACTAATGGAATATATAATAATACAACTGGAGGTAATGTTGATTATTCGGATTTAATTATTGTTGATACTCAACATTTTGAATTTGGTAATGAAGATATTGAGTTTAATATGACAAATGAAATTAATCAATATCTTACAGGTTCCACATCAGGATTTACAGGATGGGGTATTGCGTATTTACCTCAATTAGAAAATTTAACAGGGTTAACTGAAAATTATTCTGTTGGATTTTTTACAAGACACACTCAAACATTTTATGAACCGTTTTTGGAAACATCATATAACGATTTAATATTAGATAATAGAAATTCATTCTATTCTTACAATAATAATAATCTTTATTTATATTCTTATATTGGAGGGGTTCCAACGAGTTTAGACAATTTACCGTTGGTTACAATTAGAAATAACCAGGACAGTGTTATTGGTACTTATACAAGTTGTCAAATAACACAGGGTGTTTATCAAATAACAACAAGTGGGATAACTGTAACAACTCCATGTATGTTTACTGATACTTGGTCTAATTTAGTATATAATGGTGTTTCATTACCTAATGTGGTTAATGATTTAACAGTATTACCTTATCAAGGGTATTTTACATTAGGAACACAAAGTAAAGACCCTGAATTATTTGGATTTGATTTTTATGGTATTAAACAAGATGAAAAAATATTAAACACTGATTTACGAAAAGTTGGTGTAATTGTTAAAAAAGCATATTCTTCAAATGAAGTTTTAACACCTGTAACAGTATATTATAGAGTTTATGTTCACGAAGGCCAGACAGAAGTACAAGTTCAAGATTGGACGTTAGTTAATAGAGCGTCAAATGAGTACTATTTTATATTTGACACAAGAGATAAAATCCCTAATGAATATTTTATTGATTTAAAAGTATTAACATCAGGTGAAGTAGATACTTATAAAAGAACAATTAAATTCCAAATTGTTAACAAAAAATGAAAAAAGTAACATTAAAAGAAAACGAATACGTTAAATTATTAAAATTTGTTTTATCCGAAGCTTTTACGGCAGGGGAAGATAAGATTGACGCAATTTTAGATAAAATTAGTCAATCAGGTATGGAATCAATCACACCTGAAGAAAGAGAAACTCTTGAAAAATTTACTAAGGGTATTTCAATAGAAGATGAGTCATCATCTAAAGAAGATTTTATGACAAAAGCGGGTGGTTTTTGGTCTTTTGAATTTCCAGGAATGCCATCGTTTAAATTTAGATATGAGTCAACTGAAGATACTGAAGATGAAAAAATACATACAGGATATCTAACAGTTGATGATAGTGATTACTATGGTGAAATTTATTGTGATACGGAAGGTAATTTCCAAACTTGTATGTTTGAAAATACAACTGAAGGAACCAACGTATTTGAGGATTATGAAGGTTTAGAACACGATATTGAAGTGTTTTTAGATGTTGTCTGTAATGACCTAAAAGAAGATGATATGATGGCGTAATATGAAAAATTTAAATAACATAATTAAAAAAGTTCTTAAAGAGGAAAATCAAAGATACATGTTTTTCTCTAACTTAGAACAAATGAAACGCCAATGTGAAATACTACTTGGTAAAGATAAACAAATGATAGAATCAATTTTAGATAATGGACACGATTGGGCTCAAGACCATATTGCCGAAGCTAAAAATAATATGGACCAAGTATTTGATTTTATCATGAATGAAATCGAGGGTGAAGATTTTAGTAGTGATGACGCTGTAGAAGTAATGTATGAAGGTCGTAAAAAAGCGGGTACTAAATTATGTGCTCGTGGTAAAGCAGCGGCCGAGTCAAAATATGACGTGTATCCCTCAGCTTACGCTAATGGTTATGCGATTCAAGTATGTAAAGGTAAAAAACCTGGTTTAGACGGAAAAAAACGTTGTTCAGGAGCATATTGTTAATCAAAAATTTTGAATTATTAAAAAATCATAGTATGTTTGTAGTCAAATCATAAATAACATGACTATAATTAAAAAACTGTGGATTAAATATCGTCTATATCTACGTCGATTAGACCGAGAAAGTACCGAATTTGACATTTATATGTCTAACGTGAGGAAATGTTCCACCATATGTAGAAAACTCATTCATTCGGAAGATTCTGAACTCATAATTGCTCCAATATCAGACAAAAAATATATCCGTAATGATAAATTAGGTATTTTTGTTACTATGGATGGTGGACAAGTTACAGTAACTAATCATACATACAGTTATTTTATTAAATTGAGTAAAATTCAATGGGATAAATTGGTCGGTACATTTCGTAAAGAAATGGAATTTAGAGCAATGGAGATTGAAAAAGAATTAGAAACTCAAATTAATCACTCACTTGATAATATTTATAATAAAATAAATTGTTAATATTAAAGTCATGTCAAAGTTAGATACACAAATTAAAAAAGTATTAAGAGAAATGTCTGAAGAACCTGAATACGGAAGATTGGATAGAAGTTTAATTCAAGATGTTATCGATAGAATATTATCTGATGAAACGGGTGAATATAAAAATGCGTTAAGAGAATTAAATTCTGAATACAATACAGGACAATACTCAAGACCTGAAAGAACTTATGAACCTCTTAAACCAGGTATTAGAGTTAGTAAAAGTATTTATTAATCTAAAGCCTTCCTAATTAAAGATATTAAGACCGATTCGTTGGTCTTTTTCTTTTTTGGTTTGTATGAAGTCATAACAGGTTTTTGACCTTTTCCTGTTTGAGTATCTTTCTTTTCGGCCTTTCTTTTTTGTTGACAAGCCGCTTGTTTTTGAGAATCGGACATTTTAGCAGCCACACCAACCGCTCTACATTTAGGATAACTTTTTTCACTACCCTCAGGTCTACCACAAGGTGGATGTTTACCATCTTTTTTACTACAAATATTAACCCATGGACCTTTAGGTTGTTTACTACCCTTTGGTTTTTTCTTAGTTCCAAACCAAACACCTAAATCTTCATTAGTATCTTTTTTTGATTCATTCACCGAATCTACTTGATAATGTGGTTCGAGTCTCTTAAATGGAGCATACGCATATTCATCATCTCCTTCATCAGGAGCATCTTGTCTATAATCTTTATCTCTAATATGTTTTGCTAATTTTTCTCTTTTTTGAATTTCTTTTTTAGATTTTTTAACATGACCATCTAATGAATCGTAATTTATTTCAGCGTCAACATAATCAGATACAGGGTCAATAAATGGCATTAAATTTTTATCAAACCATTTTCTAATTCCTGGTCTAATTGGTGGTTTGTATGTGCCACCAACAGTTGATGTCGTAGAGGCTTCATTTAAATATTTCTCATATTCAGTTAATTTTTTAAAAATATCTAATAAGTTCGTGCTTTCCATAATCAATTTAAATTATTATCATTATATAAATATTACAAATTATGGAACATTCTAATGAAGATATATTAAAAGAAGAAATTATTGAAAAATTCAAAAATTTAAATCCTATTGGAAGTTTATTTGATGCTATTAATTATACTTCTTATGAAGATTTAGACAAATTCATAGTTAATATGTCTCAAGAACAATCTCTTTATTGTTTAATGGAGGCAGTTAAATGCTCATACAGAAGAGGTGTATTTACTCTTGAGGAAAGTGAAGCTATATCTAAATCACTTAGGATTTTATCTAAATAAAAAAAGGTCAGATTTCTCTGACCTTTTTTATTATCGATTAAGATAAGATTATCTTAACTCATTCAAATCGAATGTACGAACACCATCAACGATGATACGTCCATAGAAACGGTTATTAACCATCTTCTTAGCGTAACGTGTCATAATACCCTTGATAGGAGTAAAGTTGAATGGGTTATACATTGTTGGAGTTAATTGTAACGGTACGTATGGAGCGTAGATGTAACCAGTATCCAATAAAGAAGTACCTTTATGACCAATCAACACAGTGTTAGCTGGGAAGTATGGGTCACGGTATACTTGGTAACGACCACTTAATGTACCAACTCTCTCAATACCCATGTTGAATTGGTCCTGCTCAGGAGCCGCATTTGATACGTGGAAGTATTCCAAGTCATCAAAGATAGCACTGATTTCAGAAGATACAACAATCCAGTTAGCTCCACCTCTTAAAGTAGACTTATGGATTTGAGCTGAAATTTGGTTGATTGCAGTAATCAACGTTTGATTCCAGTCCTTTTGAGTGTAAGGAGTTGATTGGTTGTTCAGACGCTTCCATCCGTTGTAATCCCAACGTAATGTCCAAGCCGCACCTTTACGTAAGTCACGTAAAATTTCACGGTCAATTTCAGCCGCCACTTGCTCAGATAATAAAGCTGTTAATTCAGCTTCAGCATCGATGTTGTGGAATGCCGCAACGTCTTGTGCCATTTCTGGAGACCATTGTGCTCTTAATTTTCTTTCTGTTACAGAAACAGTTACTGACTCAAGGTCAAAAGAAACTTCACCAATCTTATCTTCAAATTCTAACTCTTCGTAACGTCTCCAAGCAGCTTGGATGTTAGTATATGCATTACCAGTACCAGCAGTAGCTCCTGACCAATATTGGTTAGTCAATGAAGAACCTGAATATCCATCAGGAGTTGATTGTCCACATGCGATACATGCTGGAACTTGTAAATCAACTTCTAAATAGATAAATCCTTTTTGGTCACATACGTTATCATAATAACCACCATTACCACCTGTAGTTTGAGCTCCAGGGAATGCAGCTTGTGTTGAAGTGTATTGAGGACCATACATAGCCTGACCATACTTCTGAGTTACAACACGATATAAAAGTGGAGTATATGTTGCAACACCCAAGTCGGTAGCAACGTTTGTGTTATTAGTATAAAGAACCAAATTAGATAAGAAAGATTCAGTATCTTGCTCTTGTCCGTCAGGTCCGATTAATTTACCTATACCACTAGCACTTAAACCTGAAAGTGCAACAATAACTTTACGATATTCAGTTTTTGAAGCCGCAACTTGTCCAAGAAGAGTATAACCTGAAGCAATTAACGCACCATTAGACCAAGCAACTGTCGGTGTGTTTGCAGTATAAGTTACAAAACGTCCTTTAGAATAATCGAATAAACCTGCTGGGTCAAGACCTGGCTCAGTTCCTTCGTAGAATAAATCATAAAGATTTTTTGTATATGCTCCTGAAGATGTACCATAACCTGCGTTAGGGTCACCAGGATAGTTTCCAGGAGAACCTACAGGTGCGTAGTGGTCACCTGAAGTAACGTTTACACCATTGATTGAAGAACCTCCAGAATAACCTTGGATTTGAGGTACAAAGTAGAACAATTTACCGATTGGTAAGTTCATAGCTTGTACAGAAACGATTTCGTTAGACAATAATTTAGAGAACACACGTCTGATGATAGGGAATACCACAGTCTCGAATGAACCTGAATCTGCCGTAGAAGATGCTTCGTTAATTAAATGTGACGCTTGGTTTTCATACAATTGTGCAACATTTTCTTTTAGGTGGCCTTTAAGACCTTCAAGGAACCCTAATTTGTCCCATTTGTTTATAGTGTCTTCTTTGATAACTTTCAAGTGCTTAAGACCGATGTTACCTACTAATCCACTTTCTAATAATGCTCCCATTTATTTTATAGGTTTTTTATTTTTTAAGTTTATTTTATTATTTTTGACATAATGTCTTTCATTCTCAAGAATTGAGGATTCTCATAAGTCTTAGATTCAATCAGATTAACTGCTGAACCTGACTGTGGAGCTTTATCAATTACTCTTTCGATTGACTCAGTCATGAACTTTTTGGTTTCCCCTCCAAGTTCGTCTTTTATTGTTTTATACAAAGCTTTAGACTCTTTAAGAGTTTCAGCAGAATCAAATCTTCTTAAAACGTTAATTTTTTCCTGCTTTGATGTAGAATGTTCTGTGAACAATCTTGTAGCATATGCTAAATTTGAATTAAATACGGCAACTTCGTTAAGTTTATCTCTAAACATATTTAGAGCCTTTCTGTATTCTTCATTTTTAGCCTTTAACATTTCAACTTCTTCCATGATTTCACGGTTTTCAAAAGTTAGATTTCTGTTAGGTGTAACACCTTTTCTTAAACCACGTCCTTCTTTAGAACCGAATCCATAAGTACGAGATGCTTCTTTAGCTTCTTCCTTAGTGAATTTTTTTACACCCTTTGGACTTGGCATGTCAAACATTTCACCTTCTTTGAATTCAAACTTTGGTTTAGATGTTCCTTTAGTAGGGTTAGCGTGTGATTTCTTTTCGTTAAAACCACCTTTAGATTTTTCATAATTAAATTTGGCTTTACCTACAGAACCTTTTGTACCAACTTTTGGTTTAATAACAGATTTAGATTCGTACATTACGTCTTCTTCAAACGTGTATTCCTCTTCTTCTTCACCTTCTTCCATGGTTTCAAAATCTTTGTAATGACCATCAACGTCTCCGATTTTATGACCATCTCGTCTTTTATAATCGTGTTCGTCTCCGCCATACATTTCATCTAATTCTTCTTCAGCTTCATCATCCATTTCAATTTCGTAAACGATTTCTTCTGATTCTTCTTCATTATCTTCTTCCATTCCAAACTCCTCTTCTTCAGATTCTGTTTGAATAAGGTATTCATCTTCTTCATCTTTTAAATGAATGAAATCACCTTCTTTTTTAATTTCAAAAGAATCATCTGGACTCATTTGTTTGTAAGCCTTTAAGACATCTTCTAATGAATGGTTAGATAAATCCATGATTTCATCAGATTCGAAATCATCTCCACCACTGATATCAGAAAAATTTGACATGTCGAAACTTTCTTCAGAATCTTCGTCTTCAGACTCGTCTTCTTCAGACTCGTCATCAAATTCAAATTCGTCTTCCTCAGAATCATCTTCAGATTCTAATTCGTCTTCAACTTCAAATTCATCTTCTTCTTCAGCCTCATTTTTCATAGACTCTTTTACTAATTCGCTAATTTCTTCTTTCATTGTAGAATGAAGTATTTCTTTTGCATTTTCATTGATTGCTTCTTCCAAATTTTGTATTTGGATTAATGCTTCTTCAACTAAGTTTTTTTCTGCCATTGCGTAGTTATTTTATTAAATAAATATGCAGATGTTTAGAAAAATTAATTTTTTTTGGTTTTTAAATAAAAAAAGGGGACTTTTGTCCCCCTTTTAAATTCTTTTTAAACTTTGTGATTACTCAAACACTTCGTCAATTTTACTTTCACTTACTGAAGTAATTCTCCAATCATAACTAAATGATTTGTAAGCCTCAGTAACTTTAGCTTCTACATCAGTAACAGAATAACCTTTTACAAGTTTTTCTTCTCTTACCTTTTTAATTTTTCCTGTGTTTTCATCTGGCAAATCGTATTGGATTTTAGCCACAAAGTATTTTTCGTCCATTTCCATAATTGTTTATTTTCCTAAATAATCGGAAAGTCTTCCCATTAAATCAAGCGATTTGTTAACTGTTCTTGATGCTTTCATCTCATTTTCTTCTTGTAGGTTCTCCTCAAACGCAAATCTTCCATCAGGTTCAGTAAATAAATAAGCTCCTGGTGTTGATGGTGAAGATACCAAGTCAAAACAAATTAATTCAAAATCATCTTGAACTTCATTTTGGTCACCTACCTTCTTTAAGGAACCTACCCCTCTTGACGATATACCTAACGTTACACCTAATCTTAATAGATTTGCCGCTTGGTCACCCTTTGTTGATACGATACCTCTTTCATGGAACCCTGGTGAAGTTAGAAGTAATAACTTACCTAATAGAACATTACCATCCCACCACATCTCTGTAATCATGTGTGATACTCTATCTAAATCTATCAATGAAGACTCAGGGTGGTTAAGTTCTGATAAAGCGGTTTTCTTACCGATATAATTTTTTATATAATTTTCAGATTCTCTCTTTAAAATTCTTTCAGGATATATTCTACCGTTTCTATTGGGTGTATTATATTTTTGTAGAACGGCATAGAACTCAAATGGTTTTGAATAATCTTTAAAATCCCTACTTTCTTGTAAGAATGTTTGATTATGTTTTTCTGTCGGGGAAACATATCCCGCATCCATCTCAATTAAAATACCTTTTCCTGTCTCTTTTGGACCTAATATTTTGTAATTTTGCATTTTACCTTTTTATAGATAAATATTAAATACTTTCTATTTTATCGGTTGTTTTTATTTTGTTCGATTTTGTAAGATAAAATTTGAAATATTTTGATTTTTTAAAAGATTCTTTTTCTACATAATTTATGATATTTTTAATAGAATTTTTTAGTTCTACAGATTTAAAATCAATATCTTTTTTCAAAAAGAATGTTACTTCTAAATTCATAAAAGACCTTTTCTTAATTGTTATTCCACTTGTCCTTAAATCTAAATCAACTATAAATTTTTCATTTAGTAAGTCATTGTCGATAATTTCTATTAAGTTTGTTTTAATATTTTTATTAAATACTGATACAATTCTATTCCAACTTTCTTCGTGTGTCTTTGGTTCAACCCAAGATTGGATATTTAAATAAATTGATTTTAAATTTTTTGAGTCAACCGTACCATAAGAACATTTTATTTGTTTATATCCTCTAACCACACAACTTTTTCCTTTTTTCATTTACAAGTTTTTCATATCTTCGTTTATTTATGTAAGTAATATTAATCAACAAAAACCGAGTTGTCAAAATGCTAATAATTCCCGTAAAAAATAACGATTTAGAAAAATCTTTAAAAAACTTTAAATCAAAAGTTTTAAAAACCAAAATGATTGTAGAGTTACAAAACAGAAAAAACTACAAAAAAAAATCTGACATAAAACGTCAGATTTTAAATGATGCTATTTATAAAAATTCAAAAAATAAAGATTTATAAATTTTGTGTTAAATTCATTAATTTAATATATTCTTTTTTAGAATGTTTTACATTTGTAAGTCTTTCTTTTGTTTCTAATAAAACTTTTGATAGTTCTTCATCAGACTCTGAAATAAGAGTGTCAATTTTTTGAATTGCAGTTTCTTTTAATTCTGTAAATTTTGTTTTTAAATTTTCATCATTTGATGATAAAATTTCTTTAACAGAATTTCTTTCAGATTCAGTTAGGTTTTCTAAATATTTTTCAGCCGTTTTATTAGCAACTTTTAACATTGAACTAATTGGTACGTTTGTAGATTTAGTTTCTTTTATTATTGGTTTTTTACCTAAAGACTCAACGATTGATTTTTTAGCAATTGATTTCTTTTCAGGTTTTAGTAAATCACCATAAAATAATTCATCAATTGTTTTGTATTTGTTTTCAAGTACAATATCCTTAGTCCAACTTTTAACAAAATTTACTGTATTTTCAGATAATTTAATTTGTCTAAATTCATTAGATAAATCATCAACCAAATAAGTTGCGGTTTCTTTATCTAATTCTTTATTTTCTTTTAAATTATCATATATCGACATTAATTTACAAAAATCACTATTTTTAAGTAATTTTCTTTCAAAAAGTCGCATATCAGTTTTAAGAGTTCCTTTAACAAAGGAATCAATTAATTTATTTTCTACTAATGTTTTTATTAATCCAAATCTCATGTCTATATTTTTTTATATAAATATCAATTCTTTAGTAGTTTATCTAATTCGGTACCCATTTCACCTAAAGAATTTTGAACTTTTGACAAATCAATCAATTCATCCTCATTTAACATACCTCTATTTTCTAATAAAATATTTAAATTTTCTTTATTTCTCTCATCGTTTTCAGGTACAGTCCCTCCTTCTGCAGGTGGTGCTGGTGATGGTGATTCAGGTGGTGCCGGTGACTCTCCTCCCATATCACCCATTCCTCCTAAATCAGGTGGTGCTCCTAATCCTCCTCCTGTGTCAGTTGCCCCACCTTCAGTAGGTGTTCCAGCCGGTTCACCTTCTTTTTTACCATACAACTTGTCTATGTTATCAAATATACCTGTGTGAGTAATAACTTCAGCAGTTTTCTTAAGTTCTTCACCAACGGCTCTTTCGATACGTTGTTGTTGTAAATCAAGTTTAATTTCATCATCAGAAAATCCAAGAATATGTTTCTTAGCCCATGACATAGAAACTGCCGCAATACCACTTCCTGGGTCGGCAACCATATCTTTAAATAATAGTATTTTTTCTTTCCATACATCAATCTTTAGTAAATCCGCTTGTGTTGAAGGATTTGTTAAACTTAATGTAAAGTTTGATATTTCATCCTCAAACCCTAATATGAATAAATGTATTATCGCAATTTTATTTAATTCAGAAATCATATTCTTTTGAATACGATTGATGGTACGAGCGAAACGAATATCTTGTAATGATAAATTCTTACCATCACCAACAGTTTCTTCAAAACCTAAAAATGCTTTAGGAACACGAAGAGCTGTTAACAATTTCTTTTGGATATACTCAATATCGGCAATCTCTGATAAGTTCGCAGCTCCCGGTAATGTCTCAATCGGCATTGTTTGTGTAGTATCTCTAACAGGAACGAAATAATCTTGGTCAACCGCCATCTGATTAAATCTCATATCCACATTACCTGTCTTATGGTCAACCGTTTGACTTCTCTTAAACTTATTAGCAAATCTTTGGATATATGGTTCAACATCCGCATCATCCATGTTACCAACAAATACTTTAAATACACGTCTTTCAGGTGCTCTTGATGTTCTGTAAATTAACATAGCATCTTCAGATAACAATAATTGTTTCCAAATACGACGAGCCTTTTCTAACATAGAAGTTCCATAAGGAAGTCTTCTATCATCACCAAGTAATCTAAAGTGTGCAACTTCCCAAGTATTAAACTCTAAATCCTTTTGTTTCCATTTGAATTTTAAATGTTTCTTTTCAGGATTTGTTGTCGAATCTGTTGAGTGAGCACCCATACCTGCTTCCAATCTTTCAATCTCGATGACTGGTAATTGCATACATCCTATAATACCTTTTTCAGGGTCTAATTTAAGATATACAAAATTATCACCATACTTACATGTGTTTCTTATCCACATAGGTAAGTTAGTATTAATATCTAACGCATTGTTAAATAAATCACCTAAAATAGATTTAATTCTTGTTGACTCAGAATAGATTTGTAACATAAAACCATCCTGATTAATTGTTGTTGACTCTTCAGCATAAATGTCTAAAGCCGCACCAATTTCAGGTGTAAATTCCATTGACTCGTAGTCATAAAAAGACGCTAAACGAGTTGGTTCATAGTAAACTGCCTGTGTATATAGATTATTCTCAACCCTACCCCATTGGTTTGCTAAGTAATATGTTTGTTGAGCTTGTAATTTCTCTCTATCATATTCAGATTTAGAAGTTGTCTTTAAAAGTTCCTTCTTATCATATTTGTACGTAGGATAATCCTGACCCAAAAGAGAATTGGGTCCAAATGTTTGGGATAACCGTTGCCATACCGTTAGTTTATTTTCACTCATATTTTAATTATAAATATTCTTATAGATTATTAAACAATTTATCCAATATTATATGGACATGAACCTAAATTAGTAACACTTAGATTACTTCCAGTAGGTTCTGAACACAAACACATATATACTACATAGTTTTTAGGTAATGTAAACGATGTCGGAGCATCAACAAATGGAGGTGACATACTAACTGTTGCAGTAGCTCCTGTTGCTTCAAGTCGATATTGATTAGTAACACAAGTTCCACTATTTCTAGTACAAGCAGATGCACTAGTCGAAACCACACCTTCTACAACTTGATAAAAATATGGTGGTATTGTATTTCTCGTATTATTTCTTAAGTTAAAGTTTACATCTAAAAATGCAGTTCCTCCACTAAATAATCCTTGACTACTTGGTGGGTTATTTGTAAAAGTAATTGCTGAGTATGAATTACAATACCCTGTATTAAAAGGTACTGTATTACCAAAAAATCCATAAAATGTCTCATTATTACAAGTACCACCAGTACATGGACCATAATTAGCTTTAATTATTGATATATCTTCATTAACAATTCGTGCACATACTTGGATTGATTCTCCAGCATTTATATTACCAATAAATACTGTCCCCGAACAATCGTTATAATTATAATTTAAGGCACCTGCAGTAGGGTTTGTTAAATACCAACAACGACATTCTGGTATTGTCGGTGTCGGTGTAGTAGTTTGGGTAGGAGTGATTGTTGAAGTTATTGAAGGTGTTGGAGTTTGAGTATTAGTAGTGGTTTGAGTATTAGTAGGGGTTTGAGTTTGAGTTTGAGTTACTGAAGGTGTTGGTGTTGGTGTTTGGGTTTGCGTATTAGTCAGAGTTATTGAAGGTGTTGGTGTTGGGGTAGGTGTCGGACAAACTCCTGCATTACAAAAAGGTGTATCTATACCTATTGAAATACCAGGTGCACTAATTGAATTTTGTTTAGCACAGAACCTTGTTGTTGTATTAGGTAACATTGACCCTGTAATTGTACCTCCCGAACATGAAATACCACTATATGATAGTGGAGGAGCGAGAGGAGCTCCTGTAATATAACTTAAATCATAACAAACACAAGATATTTCAGTTGGTGTTACAGTTTGAGTATTGGTTGGTGTTATAGTATTAGTTGGTGTTTGTGTCGGAGTTTGAGTGTTTGTAGTCGTTACGGTTTGAGTTATTGATGGTGTCGGTGTTTGAGTTTGAGTGTTTGTAGGTGTTTGAGTTTGGGTTAAAGATGGCGTCGGTGTTTGAGTTTGGGTTAAAGATGGCGTCGGTGTTTGAGTTTGAGTTAAAGAAGGTGTTGGAGTATTGGTCGGGGTTACAGAAGGTGTTGGAGTTAAAGGAGGTCCAGGTTCACCCTTTGTTTGTTTTATTAAAAAAACAAACTTTTTTAATTTACCGGTTAATGAACCGAAATTTTCTTGGCCCTCAACAATTAATTTTGAGCCGGTAAATATTCTACCTGATTTTTTTCTATCTCCTGTTCCCATATAATGTTATCTTCGTCCCCCGAATAACCATAAATAGTTTTCGTAGTCACTTTTTGTTGCCTCTCGTTTAATGTTTTCTTGTTGTTGTGAAATTACCGGGTCCATGAATTGTCTTCTGTTAAATTCATTTGTATTAACAGTCCATGAGTCAATCATCGCTTTTGTTTGATTTGTAACCTTATTAAGTGATGAAAATGATGTTTCACCAACATAAAGAGCCATGGCAACAGACATAATCAAGTCATCATGTTGTCCCTTTTGGTGGTCAGGTCTTCCATTCACATAAATAAATGTGTTCATCTCATTTAATAAACGAGTTGAGTTTATTCTAAACCCATGTCTTAAATATTCCTCAAATGTTGCAATAATTTGAACTCGTTTAGCATTAAAGTTAATTCCTGGTATTTTTTCAGTCGCCTTTGGGTCATATTGCCACTTATTTGAAATATCAACTCCATCAACATATACATTTCTATATCCTAACTCTCTCAATCTTAAAGATGTCGTAACTCCCATACCACCAGTGATATCCACAACAATAAATGCATTATACATATTACCCCATTTATAACATATTTCAGCTAAAGTGTCAGGAGGAAGTTTACCAACGTACTCAGCAACCTGTTCTCTTGAGTCAAAATCAACAATTTGGAATGTTGAAAAGTCTTCACTATCACCACGAGATACGTCAACACCCATAATATATTTTTTACCTATTTCAGGTTCTTTCCAAATCCATAGTCCACCACCCATCATTTTTGTAGGAGGTTCCTTAACCATATTTATCCTTAAATCTTCCAACATATCAGAATTAAATACGTTATCCCCCGAACCAAGAAACGCACATTCCAACTCCTGATTGACCTTACGTTTATCGTACTTAAGTTTTTTAACCATTGACTCATACCAAGATGAGTTTGGTTTATAACCCTGTGAAATTAGTTGTCTTATCTCATCAAAGTTTTTTTCTTTATTGTTATATTCAATAATTTCAACATCAGGATATTCATTACGATTTAAGTAATAATGAATAATATCTTTAACATTAACTAATGATAAATCTTTTGCATATCTTGGGTCTTTCCACCAAACCATTTCGGAAACTTTAAATTCATTCATTCCCTTTAACGCTTGGTCGTATATTTCATAATAAATTGCATCATATCCGTTTGGTGTTGATACAACTATCACCTTACCACCTGTGGATAAAGATGCCATACAAGCCGCCCAAAAATCACTATCTGCTTCAATATATGCAGCCTCGTCAAATATTAATATTGTCGGTGTATAACCACGAAGAGCATCCTTAGATGTTGCAACCGCCTTAACTTCACATCCGTTAGTTAATTTAAAATGTCTTTGTGAGTTTTTTTCAGATGAAAATCCAACACCAACCCAACTAGGCCATTGGTCAGTAAATCCTCTAATCTTATTTGCAACCTCAACCGCAGTATCTAACTTATTTGCAATAATTAAAACTTTTTCAGGACTATTCTTTTTAGCAAAAACAAGTTTTTTTGATGACCAAGCAGCTGTTACCGTAGATACTCCGGCTTGTCTATACTTTAGTGCAATATTTTCATTATAATTCTCGTAATCCTCAACCAGACTAATTTGGTCAGGAAATAACTCTAATGGGACATACTTTGAAACAGTGTTGTCATACGTCTGTAAATAAGTTTTAAGGGCGTATGGTGTTGATTTCATACACTTGGCATACTCCATTAAAACGGCTTCTTTAGATAAACTCATATACTATAAATATAAAATTTATCATAAAATAGAAAACCCTTCATCTCTGAAGGGTTTTAAAGTTTTTAGTTAATACCTAATCCTTTTAAAAAGTCATCAAAATCCTCATCATCATCGTCGTCATCATCCTCATATTTTTTCATAGTATCTTCATATTCTTCTTCTTTAAGTTCGGCAATGATTTCATCAACCATATCTTTTACCATTTTCTTTCCTTTTGGTGAACTTGATAAAATTTCACGAGCCATTGCAAAGAATTCATTTGGGGTAAGTTCTGCAAACTTAACAAGGAAATATTGTTGTAAGTTTCTCTTATCATCATCAAATAATTCATCAGGATAAGCTTCACGGAACTTTTGCCAAATAACAGGACCTAGTCTCATATCCCATATTTCACCAACAACAGTGTCTTGTGAATTGATTACAGCTTCTTGTCTTGTTTTATCTTTTGGTAATCCGTATGTTCCTGCAATTTCCATAACACCTTTAGCAAGTTCATGAATAAGGATTGGTAAGTTAACACCACGAGCCTTTACTGTTGGTGGGTCAGTCTTAGCATCTAACTCAGACATACCATATGTTGACTCTCCACCACCTGCCATACCTTGAACCATTGAGTCAGGCATTAACCAATAAAGAGAATCTGCAAATGACATAAAGACACCATACATATTCAGTAATCTTGGGTTAATAGCATTTAACTCTCTGTTTAATAATTCAAACATATAAGAAGATTGTTTAGCAGCACCCTGAATAAGTGAATTGATAAACCTTCTTTTTGCCTTTTCCAAATCAAATTTTTCAAATGAATCTATAAAATCTTCAAGTTGTTCTTGTTCTTCTTCAGAACCAAACATATCTTCAATTTCTTCATCACTTGGTTCTTCACCTTTAGCCGATAACTTACTTGAGTCAATATCATTTGGTTTAACCAATTTTACATCATATTGTAATGCTCCTTCAGGAATACCAAATTCTTTTTGAACAAGTTCAATAGCAAGTTCCTCCAAGTATTCTTTGTTTTCAGATTCAATCTGTGCAATTTCTTGCATAGCGTTCATTACCATCATCTGAAGTCTCATCATTGAATTCTGTGATGTTACATCCTCAAGACCTGTATATCTTTTTAATCTACCGATAACATCTTTAAATCTTTGGGATGCAATAAGTTGTTCAAAGTTAGATGGTTTATCCGGACCTTCAGGTGTGATTTCAGGAAATGCCTTACTACCTGAATGAGGTGTTTCACCTTTTTCAAATTTAGATTGAATATCAGGAGCCATTTTTTCAGGTCCTTCATATCCGATAGGTGCCTCATTAATTCGGTTAACCAATCTTTTTACTAATTGTTCTTTTTTCATCTTACTCACCTTTTAATTTAATATTCATTTTGCCAAAATTCAAATATGATGGTAATTCACCCTTTGGTCTTGGTTCAGCATCAGGCGCTGGTTTGAAAGGATTTTTTCTCGTAGGAGTAGTTGTTTTTTCCTTTTCTTTAGTTCTTTCCTTTTCTTTAGTTCCTGAACCTTTTGGTCTTGGTTCAGTATCTGGAGATGGTTTGAAAGGATTTTTTCTTGTAGGAGTAGTTGTCTTTTCCTTCTCTTTTGTTTTTTCTTTCTCTTTAGTTCCTGAAGATTCTATCATTTCTGAATTTTCTTTAGTTACTTTTTTTCTCATTAAATTCATTAAATCTTTTTTAGTAATTGCTGGTCTTATATTTGCTTCAACAATCTCTCTCATTTTTTGTTCCAAAATTACTTCATATGGATTTTTACCTTCTTTTAATGACTTTTTGACACCAAGAACACATCTTTCAAATTTTTTATCTTCACCTTTAGTGTAATCATCTTTCTTTTTACCTTCCAATCCTAATGATGATGTACAAATTGCAAAAGGATTTTTTTCAACTTTTTTCTTTGTTGTTTTTTTACCCTCAATCATTTCCCCTTCTTTGGTTGTTGCCATGATTTTTTTAGTTGTTGGGTCTTGAGTAATAGTTACCCCATTAACTGTTGCCCCTTTATCACCAATTTGATAAGTTTTTTGATTCGGGTTTACCGGAATTGCTTGTTCCTTAGATTCAGATTTTTTAACTGAAGTCATTCTACCAATAGGTTTATCCATTCCGACAAAACCTTGAGCATTTATCATACTCTCGTGTAAGTTTTTAATTTCTTTCAATGTCATTTTTGATAAAGTGTTTTTACTAACACCCATCTTAATGATTTCTTGGATTTGTTTTTCTGTTACCATTTTCTTCAAATTCTTTATAATACTCAAGGATTATGTCCTTTTCGTATAGTTTATCTTTAACCTGTTGTTCACTCATTCCAAAGTGAAACACTAATCTATTATCTATATCACTATCTTTTTCCCATCCTAATGCTACGACATTATCAATAGCATCTTTCATACAAAAAAAATCGGAGTTTTGAATGAGCTCCATATCTATTCCGTCTCTATTCAATACTCCTACTTTTTTAATTTCTTTGGTATCAGGTGGTGTTGGGTTCCCATTCGCAGGATTTGTATCCCAATCATCACCAAATACTTCAGTCGTTTCTGAGAAAATAAACTCGTAAGTTTTATTTCCTCTATAATTCGCCCCTAGTCCGTTAATAAAAACTAAATAACTCATAGGATATTACCTTGTGGAGATACCTTAAGTTGTTTGTTTTTATTTTCAAACACTAAATTACCTTTATTAGTTTTACCTACAAAAGTAATAAATGGGAAATTGCTAACAATCTTTTTTGATATTTCAGATTGAGCCTCAGTTAATGATAACCTTTCAATTTCTTTTGAGTATCTTACTTTTCTTGATTCTGAAATAACTTTTTGTTCTTGTTTTTTTTCTTTAATGAACTTTTTTTCGTTTTCATTAACTACAACATATTTTTTCAAAATTTTATCTACTTGAGACTCTCCGAAAACTTTAGAAAACATTCCGTCTAAATAATCCGCTTCTCCCATCTCTTCAAGTTTTGGTTCTTTCTCTGTTGAAGTTTCCTCTTCTGAATCAACATCAAATTCATCACTTTCTTCATCTTCTGAACCCATATCATCCATTTCATAGTCGGACTCTTCCTCACCTTCAAATCTTGTTAAGATTTCTTCTTTATCGTCTTCGTCTAATAAATTTAAGTCTAATGCCGACAATATTGAATTAATAATATACTTAACATCTTTACTTGATAATTCTTCTTCATTACCTGAATAATCTCTAATCTTTTGAGCTAACTTTCCAGTTAACTTTTGGATAGATTTAAATGTAACAGGTTCTCCCTCACCACCTTCTAATGGTTCTTCATCGTCCTCAGGCATATCATCCATTCCACCCATATCATCCATTCCACCCATATCATCTGAAGGTAACGAACCATCTGGAGATATTGCCAAATCATCATCTGATGGAGGAGTAGGTGACGATTCAGGTGATGGTGCAGGTGCTGGTGATGGTGCAGGTGCTGGTGCTGGTGGAGGTAAATCTGAAGGTGCTTCAGTTGGAGCTTCAACCTTTGGTTGAGGGGTCTTCAACATATATTTTTTATCTTCAGTAAATAAAGATATACCTTCACTAATACCATTAACTCTATTAATTTCACCAGCCATTAAATTTAATTTTCTCATTGCTGCTGAATATGAAGAAAAATGTTTTCTATTTTTAATAGGGTCGATATATTCTGAAGTCGATTCATTTATATCTTTTTTAATAATATATCCTAATTTTTCTTTAACAATTGAATATCTGTTACCATCAGCCAATGTGATTCTGTAATCAATTGATGATGTTTCATTTATAGAATTTGGAATTGTTTCTTTATATCTAGCAATCTCCATAATTCTTTGTAATTTTTCAATTCCTTGTAGTTTTTCACTACCGATTGGTTTTAGTTTACTCATTTTTTTTAATTATTTAATCCATTAAATCCACCAAGGGTTATTGCAGTTAATTGAACAATAGTATCTGCAGAATTTGACATACTACTATATATTGGGTGTGGTTGTATTGATGAAGTACATGCTTCACAATTAGTCACACCTGTATAATTAATTAACTTATAAGTATAAGTTCCCGACGAAAGTACTGCCATATTATTTTTTCTTTATAAATATACAGAAAATTAAGATTTTTTTAGATTAAGTAAAAAATCTATCTTTTGTTCCATTAGAGAAAGTTCTTTGTCTAAAAGATTATTTTCCAAATTAAATAATTTTTCTAAATAATCACTTCTTCTTAAGTATTTAAACACCAAATTCTCATAAGAATATTCACCTTCTTTTTTAAGACCTGAACTCCTATATTTTTTAAGTTTTTCTTTAAACTTTTTAATATATTCTCTTGCCTCATCAATATCTTTTTCAGTTGCGTTATCCACAACAGTGTCAATTTGACTTTTCCAGTGATTAATTTTTGATTTAAGAATTTTAGTATCAATATTTGAATCTTCTTTTTCAGGTTTTACATCCCATTCATCATATAGGACTGAATAAACCCCTGAACTAAAATGTGCTTCAGTAGCGTTTTGAACATAAAGTTCTACTTCATACCCAAAAATTTTAATATCATGATTTGTATTAAAAATAGTTTTTTTAACTTTAAATAACTCTTCGTAAAGAGATAGTTCAGTATCTGAAAATTGAATAAAATCACAAACAACATGTAAATCAATATCTGAATACTCCGACCAATTATAATTGGCTAAAGAACCTGTGAAAATAACATCCTCAATTAATAAAGGGACCCCAATAAAATCAATAAATTCATTAGCAGTTTGAAGTAATTTTTCTCTCACTTCCGTTCTC